GCCACGCCAAGGAGGAGAATGAACTCCCCTTCGCCGTAGGTCGGATCAAAGGCGCGCACGATCATGCCCAGCTTGTTCGGCGGCGAGGGATAAGCCGTCGAGCTGTAGGAAAAGGTGGTGCCCGCATCGGTGTTGGCGATTTGCTGCAAACCGATTTTGGGTTCGTCGAAGGTATAAGCCATGTGCTGATTCCTTTTCGATCACTTATTAGGCGATCAAAACTCCCTGGAATTGTGACCCCGCGCAAGTCAGGTTGCCGGCCCATCCGATGAGTTTGACGATGGCGTCCTGGTTGACCGCCTGACGCTCGCCCCCGATGGGAACGAAGTTGCGATCAGCGTGGGGCCGGAACAGCAGGTACTTGGTGTTCAGGAACCACATGTGGGCTGCGGTAGCCGCCGCGCCAATGCCGCCGTCGAGGACAACATCGGACGCCATGCCGGCGCCGTAGTACTTCAGGGACGCAAAGCCCGCTCCAGCCATGCTCGAACCGGAGTCCGAGATACGCTGAATGGCCTGAAGCGATTGCAGATAAAGCCTGTAGTAGGTGTTATCGCAAACGATCAGGTCGGGCTTGTCGGTGCCACGGATCAACTGGACAGCCAGAGCATCCATATATTGCTGGATGTTGGAGGCCGTGACCGCCGCGCCGCCGTCTGTGAGGCCGGAATACTTGACCGACTGCCAGAAGGTGAACGAGGCGCGGTTGATACCGCCGTAGGTGCCGCTGGTCGGAACGTCAGGAACCGCAAGGCCGAGGCCAGTGATGTTCTTGCCGCTGTTTCCGCTGCCGTCGAGGTAAATGTCGCCGCCGATACGGTTGGCGAGTTGGGCCTCCGCGACGTTCATGCGGGAGTCGAGGAGGTCAATGATGGCCTCTTTGCCGCTGTTCTGGATCATTTCCAGACCAGAGATCGACACCGCCGAAGCGTACTGCGTGATGGCAAACTGCGCCGCAGAGATCGGCGAGTTCTGAGACACGTTCAGCACTTCGTAGCCCGAATAGCTGTTCGTGTTGTTGGTCGTGGAGTCGTTGTACATGATCTCCTGCAAGATCACGTTACCGCCAGAGAACGTCTTAATGTTCTTGCGGTCCTTCAGGCGACGAAGAAGCGCATTGTTGTTCGTCACGTTGTCGGCCAGCTCACCAGAGCGCGATTGGATGTTCGTCGCAATGATGTCACTGATCGATGAGTTGGCGAAAGCCATGACTCAATCCTTCTGTGAAATCAGAAGCGTTCACTCAAGCCGTCGAATTGTTCCAACAGCATGGAACGCCTGTCTTGCGCGTTGGTCGGGGTCACAGTTCCGGGTGTGGAACTCTTGACTGAAACCGCTGCCGCCTTGGCAAGCTTCGCCGCTCTATCTGCCGTCAACTTCCGTTCCGAATCCGTCTTAGCCTGTTGAGCTGAATGGATGCGGTCAAAAAGGTCGGGGTCAAGACGGGTTGCCTTGTCATAGGCGTCGTCCAGCGTTGTCGCCAGGCCGCTCTGTAGGAGCTGGATCATGGCAGGCTTCGCGTCCTCAAAGAACTCTGCTCTGGCGGCGAAACTGTTGATCTCGCTTGCCAGAACGGCGCTTTGAGCCTGTTCCTGTTGCTGTTTCCAACCCAGGACTTCACCACGAATGTTAGCCAATTCGTTCTGAAGTGTAAAGACCATCGGATCGACCGGCGCATTGGTCGAATATTGCTCGACGCCGGTCAGGTCAATTCCGTACCCTGCGGCCAATTGAGCAAGGTAGGCGCGCTTTTGTTCGTAAGGCGCGGTGCGAAGGGTGTGATCGGCTTGCATAAGGGCCTGCACCGCCTGAACGGGCTCGACGCCAAGGCCGCGAATGATCTGTTCGTAGGGCGCAATTGCCTGTTGCATCCTGTCAGCAAATTCAGCTTTTGAGCGCAGGGGCTCAATGCCGACGCGCGTTTGTTCTTCGCGGTGCCACGCATATTCTTTGGCCTCTGGCGACATTGCGGCCCAAACTGCGTGTTTTTCGGTTTTCCATGTGCCTGGAGCCCGCTCCCATACGGGAAGTTCGGGTTCGTTGGATGTTTCATGTGAAACATCAGACGCCGCAGCGTTGGCGGCAACAAACTTGCCATCGGAAGCGCGGGGTTTGGCCGGCGCTTCGGGTTCGGAATCCGGCGCGCTTGTGGGCTCAGCGGCTTCAAGCTGCTGAACGAGCATGTCGCGGCGCGCATCTGCGGGTTCTGTGGGAACCGAAATGTCCTGAAGGTCGTCCATGATTAGCCCTTTTTAAGCTGCTTGAGAATTTTGTTGGCCTGTTTGTCGCTCATATCGCCCAACTGCTTGTGAAGCACCTTGCGCCGCGATTCCCGGTCGGGCGGCGTCATCTTTGGCGCTTCCATCTTTTCGTTGCCGATTTCGATGCAGTTATGGCGTTTGAGAAGTTCGCGGTGTTCGCGGCGGGAGGTAATCATCTGGCCGTCGATCATGTTCTTGTAAGGCTCTATGTCCCTGATAATCATGGGCGACGAGATGATTTCCGAGCGGTTGGGGGTGTCGTAGTCGTCGCGCAGCCATATGCACTCGCCGTTTTCAAATTCGGCCAGCTTGCCCTTTGCGTCCCAAACCGTGCGCGATCTGCTCATAGCAATGCCAATACGTCCTGGTCGTCCATTTCGATGTACGCGGCCCAAAGTTCCTCGATGCGGTCGAAGTCACCCAGCATCTTGTCGAAGTCGATGCGCGGGGCCTGCGTTCTGCGCTTGGTCTGCATAACGAAAGGGGCGACGATTTCCTCGACCACATCGGACTTGCCTTCGACAAGGCGTTCGTAGGCGCGGATGATGTCGCTTTTCTTGCGGTGGGCGCGTTTGGCCTCATCGTCAAACCGCTTCTTGAGGTAGTCGCCGTCATGCGTGTCGATGACGATGATTGGCACCACGCCAGAGATTTGAAAAGCGTTGTTCTGGAACCCTGATGACTGAAAGGCCGATGCCACGAATTAGCCCTTGATGGCCTTTGCGGGAGACAGAGCGAGTTCTGCGCCTTCCGGTGCGGCCATTACCGCCGAGAAGGCTTCGGCCTTGGCGATGACATCCGCGCCCATCGACGGAAAGCCCATTGTCTGAAGGTGTTCGTCCATCGCGGTGAACTGGTCGGCGATGGAGGTAAAGACGGGTTCCGCGCCCTTTTCGTTCACGGCGTCCAGATTGGCGGGAACCAGCGGGTTGATCGTGGTGCGGTGATAGCCGAGGTCCATGACATTGCCGGTCACAGTGTCGATGGCCTGTTTGATGACCCGAAGGCCGACCATTCCGTCGCTGTCGATCTCAATGCGGTACTTGGGCAGTTGCAGTTCGAGCGCCATGATCCAATCCTATGTGTTGTAGCTAAAGGAGCCGCGAATGTAGTTGGCCCCCACCGCAAAGTTGGTGTCGGTCATACTGTTGGCAACCCCGTCGACCAGCAGGTTCATAATCGTTGGGTTGCCGATGTTGATGTAAAAGCCGGGGTAGGTGACGCTTGTCAGCTTTTCGACGTACCCAAGAACGCCGCCCATCGCGTTTGCGGTAGAGAATGGCAGGCCAGAGATTGTCGCCGCGCCAGTGCTAGAGCCCTTGGTTAGCGTCTGAAGGTTCCAGCCCGCCGTAACCACATTACCAACCTTTGTGTACCAGCCGACTTGCAGGGTCCATGTCATGCCGGTGCTGCCGCCGCCAAAGGTCAGGGCGGGCGTCCATGTGCCTTCCTCGTAGTCGTCGAGGGTGTTGGCATTGGCCGAGGCGTTTTGCGAGGCGGGGAACTTGATCTGACCGGCAGATGCGCCGGATATGTCCACCAGACCAGAGCCGGTTATCGTCGTGAATGAGCCGCTGGCAGGCGTGGTTGCGCCCACAGTGCCATTGATGTTGATCGACGCCGTGCCGGTCAGGTTCGTGACCGTGCCGCTGGACGGCGTTCCTAAAGCCCCGCCGTTGGTAACGAAAGCGCCCGCCGATCCGACATTGACGCCAAGGGCGGTGACAACGCCGGTTCCGGTCGTGGTCGTGGCAGGCGCAACACCAGCGCCGCCGCCGATGACGAGGGCGTTAGCCGCAAGAGCCGCCGAGGTCGCCCAGGTTGAGGCGCTTGAGAAGTAGGGGATGCCGCCAGAGGTTCCGGCAATGGTAAAGGCTGGCGTCGTGGTTGCTGTGGCAACAGAAACGATGCCCCCGGTCCACCCAACGCTCGTAACCGTTCCTGCGCCAGAACCACCACCAGACGCATAGCTCCATGATGCCGCCGTAGTGCCGCTGGCGAGGATGACCGTGAAGGTGGCATAGGTCGATGCGGCCATCGCAAGGATGCTGTTGAGGCCCGACGATTGAACCGTCACAACGCCGCTGCTGTTGTTTACAATGCGGAACGTAAAGCCGAGGCCCAGCGTCGATGTGACCGGCAAGACTACGGTCTGCGTCGTTGCCCCGGTGAAAAACTGCTGCTGGGCGCTGGTGACGGTGAGCGTGGTTGTCCCCGCCGCTGTCGCTGTCGTGGCGTAGCTCGCAACCATGTTGTTAGCGAGGAGGTTGGCGCTGGCGTCACGGGCGGCAAGGGTCGAGGCCGTCGCCGCCGAAGCCACGCCCGTACCCGTTGGAAGCCCGGTCAGGACCGGCGTGGTCAGGGTAGGGGTGCCTGATCGAACGGGAGCGCCCGTGCCTGATGCCGTTGTCCAAACCGGCAGGGCCGCAGCGCCGCCACCAACCAGAACTTCCGTTGTCGCGCCGTTGGCGAGGGTCTGTTGCGCGCCCGTGGCTGTCGTGCCGGTGGCGACCAAGGAATAGGCCGTGGTGCCTGTTGCGCGTCCGGTGCCGCCGCCCGCAACGAGAAGGCCCGTGGCATTAGCCAAAGCCAACGACGATGGTGTTCCGCCCGCGCCATTGAACAGAACCGGAGCGCCTGCCGATCCGACAGCAACACCAAGCGCGGTCTGTACGCCCGTGCCGAACGTGATCGTGGCTTGCTTGCTGTTGAATGTCGTCCAGTCGGTGCTGGTCAAGTAGCCGTTTACAGACCCGGTTGCAGCCGCCATGCTGATAGCTGGCGTTGCGCCGCCACTAGAGACGACTGGTGCGGTTCCCGTAACGCTCGTGACTGTACCAGAGCCTTTATTGTTAAAGGTCGTCCAGTCTGCGGCGCTCAAGGCTCCGCGATTGGTGGCCGATGCGGTGGGAACTTGTAGCGTGATGACGGGCGTGGTCGTTCCGGTCGCAACCGTGGAGGACAGGTCTGTGCCGGTCGTGCCAAGCGTCAGGGCCGCAACGCTGGTAACCGTGCCACCAACATCAGTTGACGATAGAGTTCCGCCAGACAGCAGAAGCCCAGTTCCTATGGTTATTTCCTCGAACGCTCCGGTTCCGGCAGTCGTGCGGCCAAGCATCTTGCCGGTCGCCATAGACAGTGTGTGTTCAGCGTTCCAGTCAGACGGCTCAACGAGGGTTGCGTCCCCAACATCAGGAATAGCCGAGGTAAAGGCGTGTTTGAGGCTGACCGTCATTGCATGGTTCCGTGGGGCACGACTTCAACACCGACAACGCGGCCATCGGGGCCACGGATGACCCGCTTGGGAGCGCCGGCCAGTGCTGTGGCTTCCTGCATCTTCTGCATGGCCTCGCCGTGCATGTTGGTGAGGTTGTCGTGCATCTGGCGAATGGAATCCTGTGCCTCTGCCATCTGGTTCAGGGCGTTGCCGACATGGGTTTCCAGTTCTTCGGTAACGCGGGAGGCGGCGGCGTTTTCGGCTTCCATCATGGGAATGTCGACCCCAGGATTGGCGCTGATGCGGGCGACCATGATTTTGGTGGCGGCGTCGAGGTCGGCTTTCCAGCGATCAAGGTCATCGCGCATCTTGATCTCCTGCATCTTCAGCTCCGCATCGTGCTGCTGACGCTGGCTTTCCATCTGGGCCTTCATCTGCTCGATCTGCATTTCCGATTGCAGTTTGGCTTGCGCCATCTGGCTTTCGGCCTGCATTTCGGCCTGCGCGGCCTGCTGTTCGGCTTGCAGCTTCATCATTTCGGGATCGGGCTTGGGGTTGGCTTCGGCTTGTGCGGCTTTGGCGGTCAGTTGCTGAAGGGCCAGATCGATGGTGCCTTCGATGGTTCTGGCCTGTTTGAAGCCCGCCACGCCGAATTTGATGGTTTCCATAAGCATGGGGGCCAGTTCGGGGGAGGCTTGGCCTGCAGGGATGGCCTCACGCAGGAAGTTGGAAAGGGCGTTCAGAAACTCGACGCGATCAGCCTTGTTCTGGGTTTCATCCAGTTCAATGAGGCTGTCGGAGGCGACTTCAATGCGGAATGAGCGCAAGGGATCGTGGCTCAGAAGTTCCATTGCCTGCGGGATCATGGCCTTGTCGGCGTCGCTCATTTGGGCTGCGGCGGCGTAGGCGAGGATGGTTTCAGGCTGGTATTTGGTGCAGATGATCTGCGCTTTCAAACGCAGGAGTTCGGAGGCAAAGATAGCAACGCCTTCCTGCATGGAGCGAAGGCGAAGGCCCGCGTACTGGCCTTTGATCTGTTGGGCGGTGGCGGTTTCGGAGGCGGCGGTGTTGCCGCGGATGATGTCCGAAATGCCAGTGATTTCATAGATTTGAGATTTGATCTGCGCTTGGGCCTGATAGCATTGGAGCAGGGCGGCGGAGAGGGTGTCTATGGGAAGTAGGTCAATACTGCCCTTGAGTCCGCCTTTTTCGGAGAAGGCCATCCACTTATCGACGGGGATAAGGATGTTATTTTCAC